GCGCTCCTACGCGCTCTGGACGCGCTTCCCGTGCAGTTGGAGCGCAATGTCGTGCGCGCCGGTCTGAGGGAAGGGTCGCGCGTCATCGTGCGCGAGCTTGGCTCGCGCGTCGTGGCGATCTCTCGCACAGGGAAGCTCGCCCGCTCGATCAAGATGCGCTCGCGCACGATCAACGGTCTGCCGACCCTGATCACAAGCGTCGGGGACAAAAGCGCGTATTACGCGCACATCGTCGAGAAGGGCGCGCAGCCGCACGACATCAAGCCGAAGCGCGGCACGATGCTGTTCTTCAACGGTCGCGGCACGCGTCTCGTGAAGCACCCCGGCTTCGCTGGTCGACTGTTCGTCAAGGGCACGTTCGACTCGCAAGCCGTTGCCGCTGTGAACGTCTTCAAGAACTACACGACAGCGCGCGTCCAGAAGGAGTTCGACAAGCTCGCGCCCGGAGTGCCGCTGCCATGAGCGCCGCGCTCGGCGCTCTGCGCGCGATGCTGATCGCTGACGCCGCTGTGACCGCAGCGGTGCCGTCAAGTCGGATTGTGGCGGGCGAGATACAGCAAGACACCGTTTGGCCGGTAATCGCTTTGGTTCACTCGAACACGCAGCGAGAAGGGAATATGGCCGTCGCTGTCGGCGAGGAACTGCTGAGCAGCACCATCGAGGTCTTGCCACTCGCGCAGGGTTACGCTTCAATGAGCAGCCTCGTGCAGTTGATCGAGGCGGCTTGTCACGGCAAGCGAGGGGTTTGGGGTGGCGTCAGCGTCGCGCAGTGTCTTCGCGTTGCGCAAGGCCAAGATGACTTCTTCGACGAACAAGGCGTATGGGCACGCCCGGTCGTCTTCCAACTGATCTACACGCGCCCATAGGAGAGCAGCAATGCCGAATCCCGCCACCGCAATTTTCCGCCAGATCAAGTACAAGGTGGAGTCGACCTATGGCTCGATTCCGTCGCCGCTGACTGGCTCTCAAGCTGTCCGTCGTGTCGAGTTCTCGCCCGATCTGTCGAAGGACACGTATCAGTCGAACGAACTGCGCACCGATCAGCAGATCGCGGACTTCCGCCACGGCGCACGTCGCGCTGGCGGCACGCTCAAGGGCGAACTGAGTCCGAAGGCGTATGCAGAACTGCTCGCCGCGCTGCTGCGCAAGGCGTGGGCGGCAACTTCGCCACTCACCGGCTTGTCCTCGACGCTCGCGGTCGACGGTGCGCACCCCGACTACACGATCAGCGGCACGGGCTTCCTCACCGGCAACACGGTGAAGGCTGGCGACGTGATCCGCCTCACGGCTGGCTCGTGGAACGCCGCGAATCTGAACGTGAATCTGCTCGTGAAGGACGTGCCGAGCGCGACATCACTCAAGGTGACGCCGCTCAACGGCAAGACGCTCGTGCCGGAAGGCCCGATTGCGACCACGACGATCACCATCGTCGGCAAGAAGGTGTGGGTGCCGACAACGGGGCACCTCGATCTGAGCTACACCATCGAGTCGTGGTTCTCCGACCTCGTGAAGTCCGAGATGTACACGGGCATGAAGCCGGTGCGCGCGTCTCTGTCGCTGCCGTCAACCGGCATGGCGACAATCGACATGGAGTTCGCGGGGCAGAACGTCACCGTGTACTCGGCAGAGCAGTTCACGTCGCCGACCGCTGCGCCCGCGTATGGCGTCGCTGCTGCTGTGAACGGTCTGCTGACGATAGGCGGCGTGCGTCAGACGGCGATCCGCGATCTGTCGATCAACATCAACGGCAACTTCGGCGGCTCGCCAGTGGTCGGCTCGAACACCGTGCCGTTCCAGTTCCCCGGTCGCATTCAAGTCGACGGGCAGTTCACCGCCTTCTTCGACTCGGTGACGCTGCGCGACGCGTTCTTGAACGAGACGGAGAACGCGCTGACTGTCGTGCTCGCGTCGGACAATCAAGACGCTGGCGACTTCATCGGCATCACGCTGCCGCGCATCAAGGTCGGCTCTGCGTCGAAGAACGACGCGCAAGACGGTATCGTGCAGACGTTCTCGTTCCAAGCGCTGTACCAAGCGGCGGGCGGCTCGGGCACGAAGAACGATCAGACGACGATCAGCATCCAAGACTCGCAGGCCCCGTAAGCGTTTCACTCACCCACGCAAGGAGAACTCGTATGTTCAAGCTCGGCAGCATCGTCGATATGGAATCGGCGGACATCGACATCAAGGACCCGGCCACCGGCAAGAAGATCGCATCGGTGAAGCTTGCAGGACCGGAGCACCCGAAGCGCAAGGCGATCTTCTACTCGAAGCAACGACGGATGCGAGCGAGCATCGCGCGCACCGGCAAGGTCGAGTTCGGTGATCCCATCGATGACGAGGCCGACAAGATCGACGAGTTGGTTGCTGCCACGCTTTCGTGGGAGGGTTTCGCGGACGAGGAAGGCGTGATGCTGCCGTGCACGGCAGAAAACGTGCGCAAGGTCTACACGTTCGAGAAGAACGGGTGGTTGCGCATTTATCTGTCGACCGTTGCAGATGAACGCGAGCGTTTTATCACAAGCTCCGTGGCGAGTTAATCGCTGCCGCAGCGGAGCACACCCGGCTTGGGCAACCGGTCGGCAAAGACGGCACACTTCGACAACTGCTCGCAGACGAAGAAAGGAAGACCGGCACGAAGAACCCGCGGCTCGATGCAGCGAAGATCCCGCCGTGGGGCGCAGCGCTTTGGGAACTGTTCAACACTCTGTCGGCTCGGCGTTCGAGTGCTTTTGTCGGCGTCGAGCCGCTTGCTGTGGAGCGGATCGAGGCGTACGCAAGGCTGACGGGAGTGCAGTTGACGCCGTGGGAAGTAGACACACTGCTGGCAATCGACGACGCCGTGCGGGAAGTGGCGTTAGCCGCTGACAAGGCGAAGAAGAAGGAGTGACGCGGTGAACTACGGCATTCTGATCAGCATGGCAGCGGACGTGGCCCGACTCAAGTCGGACATGGCCGCTGCGAAGCGCTCTGTCGACGAGTTCGGCAAGGCTGTCAGTTCAACGCTCAAGGGCGCGTTCGCTGGCCTCGGCATCGGCGTCGTTGCGCGTGAGTTCATCCAGATGTCGGACGCGATCACGCTCGCCGATGCGCGTCTGAAGCTCGTCACCAAAAGCGCGGAGGAGTTCGCTGCCGCTCAAAAGGAAGTCTTCCGCATCGCTCAGTTGAATCAGCAGGGGCTTGTCGAGACGAGCCAGCTTTTTCAGCGACTCGCGCCAGCCGTGCAGCAGATGGGCGGCAGCATGAAGGAGGTCGGCGCAATCACTGCCGCGTTCGCTGCGTCGCTTCGCGTTAGCGGCGCAAGCGTGCAAGAGGCGGCATCGTCGACGCTGCAGTTCGCTCAAGCTATGGGCAGCGGCAAGGTGGCTGGCGACGAGTTCAGAGCGCTCGCAGAGGCCAACCCGCGCTTCATGCGCGCCGTCGCTGAAGGGCTGAAGGTGCCGGTCGGCGCGCTCAAGGAGATGTCCAAAGAAGGCAAGCTAACGTCAGACGTGGTGGCGAACGCGCTCGTGGGTTCGCTCAAGACGCTGGTGCAAGAGGCGGCGGCGATCCCGACAACGGTCGGCGGCGCATTCAATCAACTGAAGAACGAGTTGATGGTCTTCGGCAAGGGCATCGAGGAAAGCACGGGCCTATATTCTGCGTTCGTCGAGACGGTGCAGATCGCAGCGCAGTTCATCGTCGAGATCGGTCGAGCGATGAAGGGCACTGGCGTCGACATTCGAGCGACCGAGACGCTGCTGCTGGAGATCGGCACAGTGTTCGAGACGCTGATCGTGCTCGGCACGAACGTCGCGTATGTGTTCACGACCATCGGCAAGGAGATCGGCGCGATGGCTGCACAGATCGCGCTTATGGTTCAGGGCGACTTCAAGGGCGCTGGTCGCGTGCGCGATATGTGGCGCGAAGACGCTGCGAAGGCTCGCGCTGAAGTCGACGCGTTCAGTGAGCGCATGGTCGGCGCAACGCAGCGCGCAATCGACAACGCGCGAGCGATGCGCGAGTCGGGCGCTGCTGCTGGCGTCGTTGCCGACGAGTACACGAAGCTCAAGTCGAAAGTGCCGACCGCCGATCAGTTGAAGGCGGCAGAGGCGGCGGCGAAGCTGCGCGCGGAACTGCTCGACCAAATCTCAGTGCTAGAGCGCAATACCGAGACGACGACGAAGCTGAGCGACGCGCAAAAGCTCATGCTGAAAGTCGGCGAAGCGCTGCGCGACAACAAGCTGCAACTCAAAGAAGGCGAGGCGCAGTTGATGATGGCGCGTCTGCAAGCGGTGCACGCTACCGAGCAGGCGCGCGAGCGCGAAGAAGAACTGCTGAAGGCGCGGCAGGAAAGCCTCGCCGACGAACTCAAAATACTCGCGTCGATCAAGGATCAGATCAAGTCGCAGCAGGACGAAAACGCGCAGCTTGGTCTGAACACGAAGCAGCTTGCCGAGTATCGGGTCGGCAAGGAAAAGATCGTGCTCGCCAATCTGAAGGTGAAGGCGTCGACGCTTGAACTCAGCGAAGCGGAGACGCGAGCCATTCAGGCGCAGATCGCGGCGCAGGAAGAACTGATCGCAGTCATGCAGCACGGCGACGTTCGTCGCGCGTCTGTCGAGGCGGCTAACGCGTCGCGCGACGCGTGGCTCGACTTTGCTCGTGACATCGAGAGCGCGCTGACCGATGCGATGGTGCGAGGCTTCAACGGCAGCAAGAGCATCGTGCAGTCGATTGGCGAATGGATCGTGAACTACTTCAAGACGACCGTCGCTCGCGGGATCGCTCAGTCGCTCATGGCCGCGATTGCCGCTGGCATGTCGAGCGCAGCGAGCGCGAGTGGCGGCGGCGGTGGTAGCGGACTCGGCTCGCTGTTGTCTGTCGGCGCGTCGCTGTTCGGCGGTGGCGGAGGCGGCGCGAGTGGCATCGGCAGCTTGCTCGGCGGCGTCGGCGGCATGGCGTCGATCATCGGCTCGTTCGGCGGCACGGGCTTTCTCGGCGGCGTCGGCGCAACGCTGAGCGGCACCGCATCGATGGGCGGCCTGAGCGCGCTTGGCAGCATGGCGGGCGGCGGTTCGCTCTCTGCTGGCGCTGCCGCGCTCGGCGTCGTCGCACCTTACCTCGCGCTCGCGTATGGGCTGTACCGCGTGATCAGCGGCGTCGGCACGGGTCGGATGCGCGGCCCCGCATGGCAGCAGTGGTCGTCGCAGACGGCGGGCGGCGGCGCGTACAACCCATACGCAGGCGTGACGAACAACCCGGCGCTCGGCGGCGCTGGCTACTTCAACGGGCAGATCGCTTCGATCATCGGCGCGGTCAACGCTGGCGCTGCTGCGTTCGGCGGGCGCGCGAACCGCAACACCGCGTATGGGCTGTACGTGTCGCAAGGCACAGAAGGCAGCGGCGCGCTGGCCGATGCGCGCGTGCAGAGCGCGAGCGGTCGCGCACTGTTCGGCTACAGCAACAACGGCGGCAACGCCGACGTGTATCAGCGACTCATGTCCGCTGTTCCGGGGATGGTGCTCGCTGGCTTGCAAGACTCCGATCTGCCGCCGCGCATCAAGGAGTACTTCAACAGCGTGAGCGCGAACGCGATCACGCAAGAGCAGCTTGACGGGATGTTGAAGACCGCTGGTGCCGCGCATCAGATGGCCGAAGCGTTCAAGCAACTCGGCGGGCCGTTCGCGCAGATCCAGAACCTCTCGGTCGACGCGCGCATGGCGCTGGCCGATCTGGCCGGTGGCATCGAGGCGTTCTCGCAGAAGGTCGCCAGCTACTACTCGAACTTCTACAGCGCAGAGGAACAGCAAGCGATGTCGCTGCTGTCTGCACAGCGCACGCTCGCTGGTGCTGGCATTGACACGAGCAATCTGCGCTCGCGTGAAGACTTCCGCCGCGCAGTCGAAGGCGTCGATCTGTCGAGCGCAGAAGGGCAGCAGCGCTTCGCTGCGTACATGAACGCAGCGGGCGCGTTCGCGTCCGGTTCCGATCTGCTCTCGGCGACAGGCATGAGTCTGTCGCAACTCACGGCGGGCGCGCCGAACTATGACTCGTGGTCCTTGATGGCCGAAGGGCAAGCGGCGACGGTCGTCAGTCTCGGGCAAGTCAACGACACGTTGACGCAGGTCGGCGCGGCCATCGTTGCGGCGATCAAAGATCAACAGATCGAAGTCGACGTGAAGGTGAACAGCCCTGCGGCGGTCGACGTTGGGTGGGTCACTGGCGGCGGCAACTAAATGCGCACGCTATCCGCTGCACTGCAGACCGCGCACAACGGCGCGGTGCAGTTCCCCGCGTATCTCGTCGAGGTCGTGCTAAATCAGAGCACGCTGCGCTACACGACCGCCGACATCACGACGACGTGGAACGCGCAGACGTGGAACCCTGCCGACGTGAGCGTTGACAGTCTGCGCATCGGTTCGCTGCGCGTCGAAGGGCAGATCGTGTTCGGCAACGCTGACGACGGCTTCGGCGGCGTCGCGCTCGGCGAGGGTTTCAGCGACAAGGCGTTCCGCGTGTGGGGCTATGACGCGATGATCGGCGCAACGCTCGGTGCGACCGATCCAGTGCTGCTGTGCTCTGCTGTCGGTGGCGCGACTGAGATCAGCGAAGAAAAGGTCGTCGTGTCGCTGCGCGACTCGGCTGAGTTCCGCGTAACGCCACGCGCCATCGTCAACGCGGCGAACGGCTTCACCGCTAACATCCCGGCTGGTCGCACGCTGACGATCAACAATATCTCGTTCATCTTGACGCGAGGCCGCTGATGGCTGCATACCCGACGACCGGACTCACCGTGGCGACGCAGACGCAAAGGCTCGACGGACTCGTGGGCGTGCGCGCGACCAACGGCGCGCTCAAGGTGCGCAAGACGATGAGCGGCGAGAAGTACGAGTGGGACATCGAGCACGAGTTGAGCTTGACGAACAAGGACGCGCTCGAAACCTTCTACCAAGCCAACAAGCTGATCAACTTCGACTTCACGTATCCGGGCGGGTCGCTCTACACCTGTCGCTTCCTCGCCGCGCCCATCGCGCAGTATCAGCCGGGCGGCTGGTACAAGGTGCGCGTGCGCATCGCGGAGGTCTGATGGTTCAACCGCTCGGGCCAGCGCGCGACGGCGACGGCACTACCCCTCTGTTCCCGAACAGGGGCATGGTGCCGGGTGCGCCATCGCAGATCGTTCGCACTGCGCCGCGCTCTGGCGCGCTCAGCACGACGGAGTGGTTGAACTATGTGCTGTCGCGCATCATCAATCGAACGCAAGCGCCCGCGCAGTCTAGGCAGCTTGCGTGCGCTGCTGATCGCTCTGTCGTCCCGCTCGTCTATGGCGAGGACCGTCTCGGCGCGCTAGTGCTGAACGTCGTGCCATCTGGCGCGAACGTGCTGGTGCAGTGCTTGTGGTCGCTCAGCGGCGACTCGATCAACGATGTGAAGTACAACGACACGGACTTGCCTGCCGGGTCGTCTGTGTCGAACTACGCGAACGGTGGCACCAATGCGGCGTTCGTCGCCGCGATGGCTGCGGTCGGCATCACGTACAGCGACACGCTCACCGGCTACGCGTACTCGGTGATCACGATGCCGCAGTCAGCGTTCACCGGATCGCTGTCTTTCTCCGCGCGCATCCGTGGTCGGCTTGTCTACGATCCGCGCTCGACGCTGACGGTGTGGAGCGATTGCCCCGCGCTGCACCTTGCCGACTTCATCACGAACACATCGTATGGACTCGGCAAAACCATCGACTACTCGACCGTGACGACAGTCGCCAACGCGAACGATGCGCTGGTGGGCGGCTCGGAGAAGCGTCGCATGAGCGGCATCGCGTTCATCAGCTATCAGAACGCGAACGACGTGGCCGAGACGTTGCGCGCTTACGCTGGCTGCTTCATCACGCAGGGCAACAACGGCATCCAGTTGATCGTCGACGGCGTGCGCGCTACCGATGCCACGTACTCGCACGCGAG